CGTGAAAGCCATCGACTTGTTTTGCTCTGGTACGCCAACAATAAACACCACAAAGGTCATAGTTAGAGCGCCAGCAATGATTGATGTGTCTATGACATAAGCAATGTTCTTTGCTAACCAAGACGCTGTGGCAGAGTTCTGTATCTCTGAGTTCATCTTCCTTGCGTCGGCAGTATTGGCTGCGTCAATCTTCGCCATCTCCAACTCAAGCTCTGCTATCTTTTCAGCAGCCTTTGGATCGCCAGCAATAGCCTTTGCAACGGCATCAACAGAATCAGACACGCCAAACTTACTAGCCAAAGCGGTAACAGCAGAAGCACCCAAAGGACCAGCGACAGCCATTGCCAGCGTGGGTGCGACACCCTTGAGAAGACCGAGTAATTCATTCATTTAGACTCCTTGAGTTCTCGTTTGAGTTTACGAAGTTCCTTCATCTCTTGTTTTAACTGAGCCTTCATGTACATCGTTTCAATGTAAGACAACGAAGTGACTGCCACTATGATGCATACCGCTACACCAATCAAAACCCACCAGATAAGTTTCGTATTGCCCACATCAACCATCCAAAAATTAAAGAAATGAATGTCACAGCAATGGCGCTACTTATCAACTCAATTTGTCTGATCTCCTCTTGTTCTCGTTTCCATCTAGCCAATCTAGTCCTGCGAATTGTCTCTGACCTTGCCCATTCCTGCTCACGCTCAATCTTTCCATGCATCACTAAAAACCTACTGTACAAGTCCTTCAGCTCTGGCGGTGCATAGACCATCGCCTCTCTGGTCTGCTCCATCAACTTCTCCATCTGCAACTCAATCAAAGCACGCTCAATGGCTTTCTTTGATGTGTTCTGATCTGGGTTGTACTTAGTCTTTGATTCCTCTTCGAGTTCCGCGTAGTAGTTGTTTATTTGTTGTTGCGTGTCAAAGAGCGTACCAATGTTGTCGCCCACACTTTTAATGAGCTGTAACTCCATCTCTTCGTAGGACTGCTTGGCTGCGACTGCTTTGGCTTTCGTTTGCGCCACAGGCTTTGCAGCTTCAACTTTATCTGGCTTGGAGACAAAGAGACCAATAAACCAGTCAAATATTCCCTTGACTGCCTTAAGGTCTGACTGCACTCCCTCAATGGTTTTTTTAGCAGACTCAAGCTGAATACGACCTTGGTGTAAAAAGTCGCAGCCCTGCTTGATAGCGCTGAAAGCACCCTGTGCCAGCATGAGTAAAGAGAAAGGGTCAATGCTTTACCTCTTTATAAATCTGGTAACACTTGTGGCAGATCATCAAGAGTGTGTAGATAAGCGTAGCCCAGATCAATACTTCGCTGACCTGATAGCCAGCGACAGTTGCAAGGGATACGCCTACTGGCGGTGCTACCTTGGCAGCGATTACTGAAATGCCTTCAGTTGTGTTTTCTGAAGTCATCACTCGTCCGCTGGAGTCGGGACATTGCCCTCCTCAATCCATTTTAAATAAGCGATGTAGTCGGTGTTGGCTGGGGCATTAAGAGGGATGATAGTTATTGTCCCATCTCCATTTGCTTTTTTGACAATCTGAACTTCAGTGCCAATTATTGGTGTGACTAGTTGATACATTTATAACTCCGCACTAAAAGAGAAAGCGTTTGTAGTAGTTCCACCATTTGTATAAACAAGCCCGTTACCAGCCGAAAAAGCGGCAGAAGAAGTAGCCTGCACAAATGCGGTTCTAGGTGTTGGTGTGTTTGAAAGTGAAAAACCAGTAATGGTTACATCTTGCGTTTGGCTTGACCATTGAGCGCCACTTACAGATATTTGAGTAAAACTTGGTGTTGTTCTCATTGGGACTTCATACTGGACAGTTACGAACAATGTAGATGAATTTCTATAAGTACCAATAAACACATCACCGTTTATACCAGTTGAGCCAACAGACCCATAAACTTGATAATACCTCTGGCACAAAGCCAACTCAGTACCATAAGGGCGGTAATCAAAAGATGTTGCGGTACTGCCTTTTTCTAGTTGTACGCCTGTGATGTAGAAGGTTGCGCCATTTGTGCCGACTACTGATGTTGCGCCTGTGGCAGAAATATATCCAGCAGCCGCCCATGCTCCTGCTGTGCCGCTATATGTTGATCCAGCACCAAGACCAAATTGAACACGAATACCAATACCATTTGTTGTTAACCATGTTCCGCTTGTATCGCCAGCAATGGTTATTGTTTTTTGTTCCCAAGTATCCGCAACAGATATTGAATAAGTAAAGGGATAAGAACGATTAAACGCAGAGTTTGCTAACGCTCCGCCAAATGTTCCCGTAAGACTAGAACGAACCCAAAACGACAGGGTTACAGCCGAGGCAGATGCAGTTCCCCATCCTAAATCAGCAATGTTATAACCTTCAATAAATTGCCGAAATGTAGCATATTGCGTTGCACCTAAAGTTCCATCTGCGGTTGTTGTAGTTAACTTTAAAGAATTGATAAAACCCGTAGGTGCAGATGTATTCTGTTGTGCAGTCATTGCGCCATCGGTATCTTCAACCCCATCAAACCTATCTACTGTGTAAATACCGCCAGAAGTCAAAGTAACACTAGCCCCCGCATTACGCTGGTCAATCACCATCGCACCATTGATTATGCGGTTTTTAAAGCCAAAATTGCTGGACGCATTGAATACATCCGAGCCGTTAACCTTGGCTGTAATCTCTCCAGTACCCTTTGCGACTAACTTGAAGCCGATATTGGTATCGTCACCAGATGCGGTTAATGTTGGAGTGCCACTAGTCGCAGCATTTGCAAGCGTTACTTCATTGACTGCCGATGTTGTTGCAGTTACCTTCAGCAGCTCATTGCCGTTAGTGTCAATGACATCACCAACTATTTTTAGCTTCTTACCGCTACCGATATTAAGACCTACAGATGTTCCAGTACCTGCTGCGGTAAAGATTGCATCAACCGAGTCAAGATCGGTATTGATCTTCGTCCCCCAAGTATCGGTACTAGCCCCAACTTCGGGCTTAGTAAGTAATAGGTTTGTCGTCGTGGAATCTGCCATATTTCACCTTCATGCTGGGACTTGCGTCCATGTTTCTGAATTGTCTGCGATTGCTGTCCAAGTCTCTGGCGTATCTGCCTCTGCCGTCCAAGTCTCTGCCGTGTCTGGTATTGCACCCCATCCAAAGCCAATCATTGTCCCGACCGAGCCAGATGCCTCAACCCCAATTATCTCAATACTTATGCCGTTTGTAACGCTACCGACTGAGCCAGTACCACCAACGCCAGTAATAGCAACAAAGGAGATTGTCTCTGGCGACATCGTGCCGACAGCACCAGTTGACGAGCTACCCGTAAGAATTGGAGATACTAAGACCGAGTTAACAGATAAGGTTGAATCGTTACCTGTAATCGCAAAACTTAAAGAGATGCCGACCGTTCCAACATTGCCTGTGGCGACATTGCCGTCTTCTTGAATTGATCTGTCGTCTAGTAATGTGCCAACCGCAGTAGTAGACGAGTTTCCACTAATGACAACATTACCGATGCCATAAACACCCTTGCCGTAGTAGCCAGAGCCGTAAGCAGCCATTGTGCTGCCTCTTTATTAAGCGAGTCTGATCAAGCCTGTGCTTGAATCATTTGTCGGCATGGTTAAGGTAAATGTTCCAGCCGTTACGGTCTGAGAACCGAAGGTGTGGACGCTGACAGCCTTATTAGACTGGCTTGAGTTGTAGATCAATACAGCATCAAAGGCAGTTGATAGGGTCACATTGGAATATGTGATGCTGGCGCTTGGAGTCACAAATGCCGTCGTGCTGGTAGAGCTTGGCGCTGTACCAAATGTCACCGTAGCACCGCCAGCCGTGTAGTTAGTGCCAGATACCTCACCAGTTGCTGAGTATGCAGTTGTCGTTGCGTTGACCGTTGCGGACGCAAGGTACAAGGCAGCCTTGAAGGTGTCGGCAGTCGATGCGGTGTGAGCTGGGACGCTGGTAGAAAATGCGTGTACAGCGTTGAGCAGATCAACCTTGAAAGATGTACACATTGCTTGCGTGTTAGCCATGATATTTCCCTTAACTTATAGATTGAGCGACTGCTTCACCAGTCACATTGCGTTTTAAGGTCATATCGACTGAGCGATGCACAAGCTCGCCTTGTAGCCAATATTCCACCCAGCTTGTCGTCTCGTTGTCGTTGTCGATAGTGCCTTCTCGCTTCTCTAGCAAGGAGTCATCCATCTCACCTTTTGTAGTAGTTACTAGCATCTGTTATCCCAAAGTTCTTGCGCGTGCAACTAATACACCGCCAGTTGAAGAGCTGCGATCATCTGCTTGCGTGACCTCTTCAAGACCAGCTCGGTACATCGATGCCCATACAGCAATTCTCGCATCATCTTGCAGGTACGGTGCTGCTTGCATGAGAGCACCGTACAAGTAAACATCAGGTGCAGCAGTTAGTAAAAAGTTTGTTGTGTTCGCAGTTGATAACTTACTCAACTTTGCGTAATAAATAAGCTCACCTGTATATGCGGTGTCTGGTACTGGTAGATAGCGAAACTGCTCACCCACAACCGTGAAAAATATAGGTTTGGCAGCCGAGCGATAAGTAACCGCCAGAGTGTCCATTGAGTCGATAGTCTCAAACCCCAATGGTGTGACGGGGTTGGTATCGAGTTTGAAAGACTTTACTTCCAAGAAGTCATTGGGGACT